GACAAAAGCATTAAGACAGCAACAGGCCAGACCAAAAAAATTGTGCACTACGTCAAAGAGCATGAAAGAAAAGTTAACGACAAGACAACCGTGGTGAAGGAACACATACGCGGCCTACAAGAGCTTAATTGGGCCAGCTATAACTGCCAAGTTGTGTCACCCAAACTCCAAGCACAAACATCAGCAACGTTTACAGTGCCCGGTGATGATGATGACTTAGGGTCAAGCAATGTGATCTACCTTAGCAAAGTTGGCAAGATGCTGGCAGACGCAGAGGAAGCCCCAAGATTAAAGGAACGTAATGCGTAAGTCAACCCATGTTGAAATACGTTATTGGCTACGCAAACACCCTGATGGTCTTACATCTGTGGAGATATCAGACCTTACATTTTTTAAACGAGAATCGGTTTTTAGAGCATTAAGCTCAATGCCCGATACTTATATTGATAGATGGAAGCCAGCAAGACAAAGAAAAAGAGAAGAGGCTGTTTGGTGTGCTGTAGTACCTCCAGAAAACTGCCCAAAACCAACCCGCAAAATTGTTAAAAGAAAGGAGATGAATGGACATACCGAACTTCGAGGCTTGGTCCAATGAGAACTTAGCCAAGTTTGCATCTGATTCATACAAGAGGATGCAAACACAACAAGAGGTCATCATGCAATTGCAGGGTGACTTCAAAGATGCAATGGCGCAACTGCGCCAACTACTAAAGGAAAGAAATGACTGAAAAAATCTTGTTGAGCAAAATCCGCCTTGATGGTGGAACACAACCCCGCAAAGAGCTAGACGAAACCCTGGTCCAGCACTATACCGAAGAGATACTTGAGGGCCAGGAATTCCCGCCAATCGACCTGCACTTTGATGGCAAGCACTATTGGCTCTCTGATGGCTTTCATCGTTGGCACGCACACAAGCGCGCAGCGCACAAAGAAATAGCCTCCAACGTCACCAAAGGCACCAAGCGTGATGCCTTCATTGCCTCTTTGAAAGCAAACTCACATCACGGCAAGCCCCGATCTCCCGAAGAGCGCCGCTACGTTGTCCAGCTTGCCCTTGAAGACATTGAGTTAGGAGAACTATCCGACTCACAAGTTGCTCAAATTTGCCAAGTAAGCAATATGACGGTTGGCCGTGTACGCAAAGCATTGGGTCTAAAGAAGGAAACAACTGTAGGCAAAGACGGCAAGCGCCGCGACACTTCAAACATTGGCCGTAAGTCAAAGCCGGAGCCTGTTTACGAAGAAGAGGACAAGCTTTCAGAGTTGGCTACAGAGATCAGCGCGGTATCAGAAGAGAACACAAAGCTCAAAGATATGTTGGCCATTCGCTCTCTTCCTGTTTCAGAGGACGCACGAGCCGAAGTGCAGGAAACTATTGAGTCGCTGCGAGAGCAAGTAAGAGAGTTAGAGGCTAAACTTAAATCCATGACGCAAAGCAGGGATGAGTTTATGTCTAAGAATGCCGAGATGCTCAAGCAGATAAACTATTGGAAGCGCAGAGCCGAAAAGGCCGCATAACACCGAAGCTGGGCGGTTTCCCAGTAGGAGAAAGCATGATTGAATTAAGACCGCATCAAGCGGATGTAGTGGAGAAGCTCGAACAGGGTTTCGCCCAGCACCGCTGCCAACTGTTGTACGCACCAACAGGGTTTGGCAAAACAGAAGTAGCCATGCACATCATGGCTCAAGAGGCCAAGAAGGGCATCAAGGTTGCGATGGTGCTAGATAGGATTGTGTTGGTCAACCAAACCAGCGCGCGCCTATCCAAGTACAAGATCAATCACGGCGTGATGCAGCAAGATCATTGGCGGTATCGTCCCCACGAAAAAATCCAGGTGTGCAGCGCGCAGACCTTAGAGCGTAGGGATGACTTTCCCGATGTTGGCCTCCTGATAATTGATGAGTGTCATATCCAACGCCAGAAAATCATAGAGTACATAAAAGAAAACACTGAAATGCGGGTTATCGGCCTGACCGCAACCCCATTCACTAACGGCCTAGGCTCTACCTACACCCATGTAGTCGGAGCAAAGCCTACGGGGGAGTTGATAGATGAGAAGTGGTTAGTCCCTCTAAAGATCTTTATAGCCAAAGAGATTGACATGACCGGCGTTAAGAAGGTGGCCGGCGAGTGGTCACAGGATGAGACAACCAAACGCGGTATGCAGATTACCGGCGATATAGTTGATGAGTGGATTAACAAGACCAACCAACTGTTCGGCGGTCCTAAAAAGACTGTGGTGTTTGCCTCCGGCGTGGAGCATGGACGCGACCTTGTTAGGCAGTTCAACGAGCGCGGCTACAACTTTGTTTCTATCTCCTACAAGGAGGATGATGACTTCAAAAGGGACACAATTGAGGATTTCAGCGCCCCTGACACGAAAATTCATGGACTAATTGCCACAGACATCCTAACTAGAGGTTTCGACGTACCTGATGTGCTTATCGGAGTGTCTGCTAGGCCGTTTTCCAAGTCTTTTTCCTCCCATGTGCAGCAAATGGGCCGAATCATGCGACCCTGCGATGGCAAAACGCATGGCGTATGGCTGGACCATTCGGGTAACTACCTACGCTTCAGGAAAGAATGGGATGAATTGTTTGAGGAAGGCGTAACAGAGTTAAACGATGGCGCCGAGTCAGCCAAGAAAGAGCCTACCGAGAAGAAGAAAAGTGAGTCAAAGTGCGGCGGCTGCGGTGCGCTTTGGATATGGCCGGACAGGGTTTGCGGGGAATGCGGCTGGACGCGCCCTATGAAGGAGGTACTAAACGTCCCAGGAAAGATGTTTGAATTGGAAATGGGCCAGAAGAATTTCGTGGCCGAGAACCAGAAGTTTTACTCTGAGATTTTGTACTACAGTCGTATGCGCGGGTACAAAGATGGCTGGGCTGCACACAAGTACAAAGAGAAGTATGGGGCTTTCCCTCGAGGCCTTGGGATGGAGGTAAAGTCACCCAGCTTTAAGACTCTTCAATGGATTCAGAGCCGCAACATTGCTTGGGCAAAGGCCAGAGCATGACGTTTGAAGACTTTGCAAGGCTACATGGCCTCATGCTCGACCATGTGATTGAGGGCCGGTGGGTAAGAGTGCCAACCGAGGACCACCCCCGAAAGAAGAACGGCGCATACATCTTTGATGGAAAAAGTGGCCTCATACAGAACCATGCGGTCCACGAATCCCCCATCAGGTATGTGTCCAGCGAACCATTTGTGCCTGACCCAAATGCAGCGGCCAAGCGCCAAAAGCAGCGCGAGGACAGGGTGAAGCAACAAGCCGAGGCGGCTAAAAAGGCATCATTCATCTTTAACAATGTTAGAGTGGAGCAGCACCCTTACCTAGTTCGCAAGGGATTTACAGAGCCGTCCAAGGTATGGAAGGGGTTATTGACTGTCCCTATGCGGATAGCCGGTAACTTAGTTGGCCTCCAACTAATACATATAGACGGAACGAAGCGGTTTTTGTCAGGGCAGCAGACCAAAGGGGCAAGCCTCGTGATAGACAACAAAGGGCCAAATGTCCTTGTGGAGGGGTTGGCCACAGGGTTGTCGGTGCGCCGCGCTCTGAAACTCATGCGGCTGCGGTACTGCATCCACGTTTGCTTTTCGGCTGGGAATATGCTGGAGATAGCCAAGAGCCTGGACAACCCTATTGTGGTGGCCGACAACGACCCGATGGGGATAGGTACTGCCAAAAAAATAGCCTCACGCTTTTGGCTAGGTGAGGCTGGGGAAGACTTCAACGACTACGAACAGAGGGTAGGCAGCATGGCCGCTGCCGAGTCCCTGCGTCCGTTTTTCTAAAGTTGGGCTTCAATTAGGTCTGCAATCTCGTTAAAGTTTTTGTCCCAAGTGTCGTTTATCTCAGGCAAAGACTCCGATTTAACGTACATAACGCCATCTCTTTCGTACTCAAAATCAACTAAGCCGCCTATATCATTGTCTAGCCCAGCCCATTCCTGTACTGATAGCGGAAGTGTTTGGGTTTCGCCGTACAGTTCGTAGCCATCGGTGCGCCGCACCCAGTTCATGCCACGTTCTTGTGCGTGAAGGTCGCACAAAACACCAAGGCAGCAAAATCCATTGCTATCTTGCAAATTTTCCATAGTCTGCTTGTACTCTCCGCTACGCAGAGCATCCAGCCATCTTTGTTTGATTCTTGGGTTCATAGTCCCTCCAGTTCAGAGTCTGCGGCAAAGGTGGCGGCAATAGCGCCTTCGTCCTCTGCCCCATTCT